CTACACCTTCAAGCTTAGAGGGCGAAGTAAACTTAGAAGCTGAGTATGTAACAAACGCTCTAGAGCCACCCATACCAGTACGAGATTCGCATTTGACCTTGAGGGAACAGCCTTCAGCAACATCAAAGATCTTAACACCAAACTCATCAGCATCATCTCCGTCAATAGCAGCATTAATGACCTTAGCTAACTCTTTACCATAACGAATAGCTTTAACCTTACCTTCGTTTTCAGGATTAGTAGGATCAGAGATAATATAAGCATTAACAAACCAATTCTCTTTACGAGTGATAGGTTTAATTTTTTCTTTATCTTCAGCAGATCCGGTATTGTAGGTCTTAAGAACGTATTGATCAATCGGGCATTGCTCTCCGTAAGTAGAAGGAAAAAGGGTAGTAACAAACTGACCAGTACAAAGACTATTCCAGGAATGGTGATAGTAATGATACATTGTAGTCTTAGGATCAGTTACGTTAGGGACAAGACGAACGACGTAAGTCTTCCCAGGTTCAAATTTCATGATATCCTTATATGAGCTATCTTTTTTATCAGACAAGGAGGCCTTAATTTCGTTAAACATATTTTTTGTGAATGTCATAGTTGATATATTATGTATTGTATTTTGCAGAGTTCAAGTTTTTATCTACAAAAAGTTTTAGACGGTGAAAAGCTTTTTCCATAAAGGGTCGAAGTTCTTTAGAATTCATATACTTTGTCCGGTAATCAAGAAAGTTAGTTCCGAAACGTCCTAAAAGGAACTCTCTCTCATCTTTAGGCATTTCTTGTATTGTATGAAATATATTAGGAAACTCCATTAAAACATAAGGGTTAATTTTGTTATGCTTAATATGGTATGTCCAGATAGGTTCAATACTTTTTTCTTTATAATAGACATAATCATAGAGCTGTATTTTATTCTGTAAGCAATAACGAACTAAGAATTGTAGAGACTCTTTGACATCATCCTTTTGAGCATCTGGAGATTCTTGAAATAATTGTTGTTTGTAAATTGTATATGACTTTATTGCTCTAGGTGAAGCAAAGTAAGCTAAATCAAAATACTGAACATCAGGATAAAGTTTATAAGGAGATAAAAAATAGGTATCCATATTAACGTCTGGATACTTTGAAAAGAATATAGAAAGTCTTTTTATATGGATGTATTTCGGATCTTGTTCAAAGTTATCAAAGTTCTGACGAAGCTTAAAAGGTTTATTACGAAGGGAACGAGATACAGCTAAGTGCTTATTGAATATACGCTGTTCTAAGTTCGTCATTTTGCTATTGATTTCTTAAACAACCGTTTGGTGTTCTTCGATTTTAATAGCGGGGGGTATAATTGCAACAGGCCAAGTAAAGCTTCGTGTACAGAATCTGAATGTGTAATTTCTACAAACATATCTCTTATTTCTCTGTTTTCTAAAACGCATACAAAAATTGCAGATGGGTTAAGTCTTTTATTATGAATAATAGAAAGGTAAGAGCCAAATTTAAATACCCCGAGAATGTACTCTTTGGTACAAATTTGACTTAAGGGGTTAGTTCTGGAGTTAAAGTCATTAAGGACTTTTTCGTTAAACATCTGATGTAGAGTATTTACTACATAAAATGCTATTAATCAAGTTAAGGTGTACTTTTTTCTTCTGTTAACTTTGTTAAAGTATTTTCAGCCTCTTGTACCGCCTGCTGGGTATTTTCCTGTGCAAAGTGATCCGGGTTAACTTCTGTAAGAGTTAACGTTTCATATTTGACCTTAAAAGTACAGTGACCGTAATTAACACCAAAGCGATTCTTCTGCATACCGAGGTGAATGAGTCCTAATTCTTTATCTTCAGCTTCCTGCCAAAGAGAACAAATAACGTCACAAGTAGCAGCCAGACCAATACTTTCTGAAATACCTTCCATACCAGGAGATACTGTATTAAACGCTCCTCTATTTAGCTGAGAGGCAGTTACAAAAGGTATACTATGCTTAAAGGAAAGAGCTCTAAGCTGTTCAGCTATCTCTTTAATTTCAGCATATGAGTTTAAATTTTTAGAAGTAGGCTTAAGAAGATTAATATAGTCAATTACAACAACCTCAGGTACAAACCCTTTATGCTTTAACTTGCCGATATAACCATCAATATGACGAACTGTTACAGTCTTTGGTGCATACTCTTTAATAACAAGCTTTGAATCGAGTTGCTTATGTATATGTCCAATCTGTTGTTTAAGTTCATCAGTATAAACTTTTAAATCACTATGAGGTATTTGAGTTAACTGAGTACTAATCCTCTTAGCATACATAAACTCAGACATCTCGAGGGAGATCAAAAGGGTGTTCTTACCCTTCATTACCATATTAGCGGCTAAGTTACCTAAAAAAATACTCTTACCTACATTTACCTGACCAACCAAACAAGTTAATGTTTTAGCAAACAACCCACCTTCAAGTCTTTCATCTAAAAACTTCCACCCTGTAGGTATAGGATTATAAATCTTAGTAAGCTCTTTAATATGTTCATCAATATCTTCGAAATACCAAGAGCCAATATCTTCTGCTAAATTGATATTATAAGCCTTCTCGAAATCCTTAAGCGTTTCAGCAGGATCAGCTTTACCCTGAGCATACTTCTCAGCTGTTTCAACTATCGTCTTATATAAACAACGTTCTTTAAGAAAGCGTTCTGTATTGTTTAATAACTCTTCTTTATTAAAGTTAGTATCAAACTCTTTAAACTTAGAAGCTACTTCATTAAAGGCTTTTTTCTCTTCTTCAGTTGTTAAACGAGACTTAAGTTCGGTAGCTGTAGGGCATTGACCTCTCTCATTAAAGTAAGATACAATAACTTTGAATATTGTCTTAACGTTTCGATCACTAAAGTATTCAGGATCGGTATGCTCTATTATTGAGGAAAGGTACTCTTGACTCAGGAGAGAGTTAAAGAGTATGATATTCTCGTAATAGTCGAGATCGAGTTTTGAAGACATCAAGCAATATTATCGACTTCTTCTTTAATATCAACTGATGTATCTCCGCCACCGTAGCAAAGTTTTTCTTGAAGAACTTCTTCGAGTTTAGGCATAACCTTACCCCAGAACTCAGCATTTTTTTCAAGATCTTTACGATAACCAAGAGACTCTCCATTGAACATAACCGTACGGCCTGGCTTTTCAATAACACCGAATGCTTCTGCAATTTCAAAAAGTCCAGTATGTTTATCTAAACCGGTTTTGAAGTTAAGATACAATTCAGTTTTAAGGTAGTTAGGTACAAAACGATTCTTAATTGTAAGAGCCCCTAGAGTAACCCCTGAGATATTATGAGCAATAGCTACTGAATTCTCATTTGGGTTATCAGACACCTTTTCATTCTTAGTACTAAGCTGCACTAATACAGAAGCAAGATAAATTGGTCCTTTGCCTCCTGACTGAGTCTTAACTAGAGTAGGAAACATCTCCATTGAATCGTAGACGTGATTGGAGAAAAGAATAGGCACCCGAGCCTTAGCAGCCTTATAAGTAAGAACTCGCATCATAGACTTAATAGCCTTAGCTCTTTGTCCGACATCAGAAGCATCTTTGTTAGATGCAGCATCTCTAATTTCTTTTGCAGAAGCTAGGTTACCTAAAGAATCAATTGATATAATAAATTTAAGTTCAGGGTTATCAGCCTTAATAACATTATCTAAAAAAGCACAAATTTGATTACGACAATCTTCAATCGTCTCAACAGGGTAGTATTTAGTACGACTAGCGTCCATTCCAATAGCCTCAGCACCTTTTTTATCTACTGCAACCTCAGAATCCCAAATCACAGCAATAAAGCCTTCTTTTTGAGCATTAGCCATAATCTTATTAATAATAAGAATTTTACCAGCCATTGATGGGCCTGAAAACCCGGAGATCCTACCTACAGGTATACCTTTATACATAGAACCTGAGATGATAGCATTTAGAGCATATGAACCAGTATCAATCCACTCATCTGCGGTTGAAAGAGTAGATGCTTCTAAAATAGCTGCATCAGGGTTTAAATCGTCAACAGACTTAAAAATGTCTTTGAGACCGTCTAAGGTATTTATCTTTTTTGCCATATATCTATTGTGCAGGAACCTTACAGTAATGCAAATTATCAATCATCAAACAACTTTATTACTTCAGGTGAGCCTTGTGGTTGTTGAGGTGCTGGTGCTGGACCTGCTGCAAAGATCTGTCGATACTGTACTTCTAGTTTAAAATCAAATGTTACATCAACAGCTTCAGTAATATTTGCCCGGTTATAATTCCAAACAGTACCGGTATCTTTATCAGCTAAAAACTCTTTAAAAAATAAAGGAAGAATTTGAAGCTGTAATTGCCCGTTTTGTTGGTTAGGCATAATATGAACAACCGCAGGGTTCTTAATAGTAAGAACTTCATTTGTTGTCTTGTCTTCTAGTCTTTCACCAAGGATTGTTCTACCGACTGAATCGAAGAACACTACAATTTTGTTTTCTGTATTACTCATAAAGTATATTAAATCAAAATGATTTCAAAAATCTACTGTCCCATTGCCTTATTAGTATAATATTTTGGGTTAATAAGCACTGGTGGTAGCATATTGAAGGAGGTTGCCCTGCAAGGGTTAATATCAAGAGAACCTCTACGTGCGTAAAGTAACGTTACACAACAGGACTCAACCTCAGGGTACTTCATAATTTCTGTATAAAGCTTTTCAGCACAGAATTCATGAAATTCATTAATCTCTCTTAAAGATACAATCTGTTTAAACAAAGAGGACGGAACAAGAGTGCAATCGAGTGTGTTAACAGAGATAAAAGCTGTACCTGTATCTTTTTGTTTAGTATGTCTACAGCGAGATCTTAAAGCATTTGTAAAGAACTTATTAACATAAATGTTTTTATTATCTTTTGCACTATAACCAGTACCTGTAAAATTTACTTTTTCAAACTCTAGATGATTACGTTCAGCACTGTAGTCTGTAACTTCTAAATCTTCTAAACTCTTATCCAGAAACTCTTGAAGATCAATATACCCTGACATAGGGAAGATGCCTTGGGAGTCTTCACCCGACTTAAAGAACTTAACAAATACTTCTGTTTCTAAAACTTTTTCTAGATCTACTTTAACTTGTAGTTCGTAATTTTGAATTGCCGTATCTATAGTTTGACCCATCTTACACATATCAAAAGTATTAAGATATAGTTTAGCAGACTTAGATTCTACCATATACTTTGAATCAGATGAGTAAACGTACTTTAACGTACCAGCAATTGGTGCACCATTATTAAGAAGAAAGGTAGCCTCATGACAGTGCCAGGTGTCCCAGCCTACAAATTCACCCTCCTTAATACCCCAGCCTTCGCGAGCAAGCATACGTGGCATAGGGTTAAGAAGTGAAGCATCATAGCGATCCGTATAGACTGCGTATGAGGCTGAAGACCCTAAGGTCTTAGAGGCAATATCGTTTAGGTTTGTATTCATTATTTTAAATATTCTTCTATAGTTTTCATTCTTTCTTCTACAGTGCCACTAAGACGAACTACTTTCTCTCTATTCTTCGGAGACATCTTATACGAAATAAGATCTTCAAATAAATCAATTATATCACATCTAAAATTATAATCCACTGAACGTTCACCATCATCAACTAATTTTACATCAGATGGATCAGTATAAAAAATATAATCCAACTTATCAATTAAAACAGCAAATACTCCATTAAAAGCATGCAAGACTTGTTCTGAAACTTTTCTATTCTCTACCTGATATTTTGTATAAACATAGCCATCTAATATACAACGATCAAGTATCAAATTTTCATCCGGCTTTAAATGATTCTTAATATGTTCTGCTAAAATATAAAGCTGAGTTTCAGTTCCACCAATCTCATTAATCTTAACATCGTATGTCTTACGAACATAACGAGTTACCTCATCCACAAATTTATAGTCTTTGTATACTTCTTTACACTTATTGAGTAAAGTAGTCTTACCAGTACTCTGAGCACCTGTAAATGAAACTCTCATGACTTCTTAATATTAAACTCTATCCTTCAAAAAGCTACTCCAAAGTTCAGAAGCTTTTGCATGAGTTAATTTAAACACCATATCTAATTCGAAGCCAGATACATCAAACTGATTTTTAGCTAATATTTTACCGGCATCTAGTTCCGGGATACATTCATGAATTACGTTTCCAGAATACTTTGCCTTATCTTCAAAGATTCTGACTTGAGGATCTTTCCCTTTGTACTTTTCATAACCTTCAAGATGTATAGGTGCTGGGTGTAAATTGTAAATCTCAAATAGCCCGCATACTTCAGGTGGTATGATTCTTAACCAACCATGAAGGGTTACTAAAGCTCCTTCTGAGATGGCTTGTTTGTAATCTTCTACAGTTGGCTTTTTGGGTAACCAAACAAACCTATCTTGACACTCATCAAATAGATTAGGGTTAATTTCAAGAATTTTATCTTTTGGTTTATTGGTTACAATGATATCAGGAACTCGTCCAAGTTTTTTAGATATCTTGTAAATTTCAGAACCTGTCTGAGAAAATAAAGTAACCCAAGGTCTTTTTATTGACATAGCTTTTTAAATTGAGTAATGTTCCAAAACGAATCAGTAATTTGCTGCTCAGTTAACTCAGCATCAATGAAGTCGACAAGCTTTACTGACCACTTCTCTGACAAGCCATATTCAGGTTCATATTTCTTTCCTAAAATACCTGCTACAATCGGGTTTGATGTATCAATTGTTTCAATATACTCAGATAAGAAGTTTTCAGAATAAAGAGCAAATTCCCAAGGTAGAGAGGCTCCTAACAAGTGGTGA